TGCTGATAGTCTAGCAAAAAGCAATGATCTCTGGGTTACGGATAGTTTAGTTATAGAAGTCATAATCTCCTCAATTGGGCTTGTATTAATATTATAAGTATTTATAAGATTGTTGTTGACAAAACAGAAAAAATAGTGTATAGTTATACTATTAAAATATGTTAAGAGGAATAATTATGGATCACAATGATGTTACTGATAAAGATTTCATTCTATCAACTCCTCAGTCAGACTTTAGAAGTTGGTGCAACGCACTATGGCAAGAACACAAGATAGAAGTGTTCAACTGGACTGGTAAAAACGTTAACTATACGCCACAGCAGTTTTTCTCTAAAAATAAGTGGTATATCAAATCACTCTATAAATCAAAAGGAAAAGACAGATGGGAATTTTAGAAATATTGTTTTTCTCTGTGATAACGTACTTTGGCGCCAAAGCCTTGTGGATAAGCGCCTTAATCATCGAAGAGCGAAAGCAGAACTATAGAGCTGGAACTCACGATTACTATGGCAATAAGATCGAGGATGAGTGAAGCTATGACATCTATGGAGTTTGCCCTCATTCTTATGTTCTGTATACCCGTAGTTACATGGTACATAGCAGTTTGGCTAACAGACTACTTTGACGGTAAAAAATAATAAAAAGTGTAAAATAAAGGTTGACATTCTGCGTGAACCTGTTATTATATACAAGTAATTGAGAGAAACGGACTTATTAACTGATGTACGAAGCGTTAAAATTTGCAACTAAGATGCACGAAGGTCAAGTACGGAAGTACACTGGTGAAGAGTATATTACTCACCCAGTTGCTGTTGCTGACATTGTTGAGATTTACCTTGACAAGAAAGGCTACAGCGAAGAAGATATCATGATGGCTGTTCAAGTTGCACTTCTCCACGATACAGTCGAAGACACTGTAGCGACTATGGAAGACATCGAAGATAAGTTCGGTGATGAGATTGCGAAAGGTGTCTGGTTCTTGACTAAGACTCCTAACTATGTTGGGAATCGAAAGTTTCGGAAAGAGTTGTGTGAAGCACGGTTGCGGGAAGCACCCGAGATCATTCGGATCCTGAAGACTGCTGATATGTTTCACAACAGCCTGAGCATCGAAGAGCATGATCCAAAGTTCTGGAACTTGTTTAAAGAAGAGACTGTTAGCCTTTTGATTGCTATGGATACCCTTGAAGTCATGGGTGAACTTGAAGAGATGAGGAAGAATGATGAAGTATAATCGTGCAATAACTGTTTTAACCCGTAGAGCAACTGAGTTCTACGGTAAAACCTTTGAATGGCTTGTTGATGCTATGGACAAAGGCTTTGATGAGAACTTAACTGTTACTGAAGCTTATAACGTTTATAAGCGAGAAAAGTAAAAAAAGTTCATTTTAGGGGTTGACAATACCATTCGGATGTGATACCTTATATAAGTAATCAGAGAGAAAGTGATCAAAAATGATAGATTTTATTTCAGCAGATAACGCCATGATTCAGATGTTTGACGGTGACAACATGGTTGCCGAAGCGAGTACTGCAAAATCAATCTGCTACTTCATCCAAGAATACGGTCTTGCAGAGTCAGTCTTTGCTTCGTCTTCTGTAGACTTTGCCAGCGAGTACGGCTTTGAAAACGATGATGCCGCAATTGAATTGTGGGAAGCCGGTGTGAAAAAATTCGAAATGTCTGGAGTTTGATATGACTGAGCAATTCAAATCTTTTATGAATTCCCTCTGGAACTGCACCGATGTTGTGGTACCAGGTATGGGCACCATCGTCTCTACACGTGCTAAGTATGGCACTGATATTCAAGCTACCTGCTTTGATGGTGAGGAATACTCCCTCATTGATGGGTCAGAACTTTTTGTACAATTCCCAAATTTATTTGAAAAAAGGGGTTGACATTATCCATTTTATATGTGATAATATGTACATAATGAAAGACAAGGAGTTAGATATGAATGAAGCGATAACAAACCTGCTTGAAGAAATCAAGAAAGATTACCTCCAGTGGACGCAGAGATGTGCGTATGCCAGAGGCAACGAAGAACTCACAGAGATCAATCACAATATGATTGCCGAGTTCAACGAAGGTCTTCACTACGAAGAAGGCAGAAAGTACATCAAAGTGATCACTGGTGGCAGTGTTTGGGGCTTTGTGATGAAAGCAGATGATGCCAAGTTTAAAGCTGGTGACATCTTGAAAGCCGCTGGTTGGGCTGCCCCTGCTAGAAACAAAGCAAGAGGCAACGTGTTTAACGATTTAACTTGGGTCAACTGGACCGGCCCTGCTTACTTGTAAGGAGATTTGATGTCTAATTTATATAATGATAGCCTGCTTGAGAACCTCTTTCTAGAGGGTCTTGAGTTAGGGCTAAGTGACGAACAAGCCGAAGCTTATGCTTGGGCTAAGTTCGAGGAGATGAGCGTATGAACGCCGAAACTGTCGAAGAGATAACCATCCTTCAGAATGCACTTATAGCACTAAACGAAGGTGCAAGTGATGAGAAGCGAATGGCTATGGAAGCACTAGAGAATATGCTTCTGAATAAGGTTCAATCACTTTTGGAGTTTGAGAAAAATGCCGATAGTTCCAATTGAATCTAATCAACTGCCAGTTCATGGTGGTCCGCAAGATCGTGGTAGCGCAGATGCTTACTATGGTCGTGCTTATAGCCCACACTGGTATCCATTAGGTACTGGTAAAGGTGAAAGAATTGAGAGTATCAATATGTCTGACTCTGAAATTGAAGAGTATAAATATGGATACGATAATGAAGAAGACCGTAAAGATTACGGCTGAATGTGAGGTAAACAATGAATGCCGCAAGTGGCATACGTGCCCGAAATGTTGAACGACTGGACGAAGTCCAGCGTTTAATGGAATCTAATGCTCACCTGACTGATGGTGAAAACTACCAACGCTTAGAAGAATTACTCTCTAAGCTTTCAATGTATTTTAACGTTCTGACCGATGAAGATAGGGATTATATTCAAGCTTGTCACTACGCAATCGATGAAAAGATAGACTGGTCTGTCTAATGCTTTATGTCCCCGTAGTTCAGCTGGATAGAACAACGGTCTTCTAAACCGTAGGTCACAGGTTCGAATCCTGTCGGGGACGCCAATTTTAAGAAAGGATCAATAATGATCAAGTCACGTAACACATCAACCTTTAAAGCTTCAATCACAAATGATGAAGTTGGATTAATTATGGCTGAAGTTATGGAAAGGTGTGATGGTATTGAACGCAAGCTTGACATGCTTATAGCTAAACAAGATGCCAAACTTTGCCAATGCGATGAGGAAGAGTCTTACCTCGATAAAAAGATTAAGTTTGATAATATGCTCCCATGATGGAATCGGTAGACATAACAGACTTAAAATCTGTGGCTTTAAAGCGTCCCGGTTCGAGTCCGGGTGGGAGTACCAAAATGAAGAAGTTGTGGAATAAGATAAAAGCATTCTTCGAAACAAGAGATCCTGGTGATCTCTCAAAGCATAGATTGTATTCAGACATGTATGAAGATATGCGGATGTAAAAAGTGCTTGACAAAAGATGCATAATGTAGTATAGTGTATCTATTAAATTGAAACAATAGAAGGATTTATGAGCGACAAGAAAATTGATGACAATTGGTATCCAGAAAATTTTGACTGGTATGCTAAGTGGGCAGCCACTGTCTTCATCTTAATCTCTGTTATGTTCAGAGGCGCAGGACCAGAATTTAGAACATTTGATCTTATTTCTGGAGTTCTAGGAACGCTGATGTGGCTTTGGGTATCGATAAGATGGAAAGATAGATCATTGATTATTCTTAATGCGAGTATGCTTATCATGTTGGGATCAACACTGATAAGAGAGATTTGATTAGATGGCGTACCGGTCCAGCCATGCCTAAAGATGCAAAAAGACCGTTTTCTGAAACGTCTCTTACTACGGGTCAGAGCATATAAATTAAAGTAAGATACGATCACGTTGGGTGTCGATGTGATAAGAGAATAATCTCCCGATTATAAGAGTGAGATAGGGCACCCCATTTTCTGACTCGCTGAGTAGATAATGCGCCTGTAACTCAGCGGATAGAGTATCGGTCTACGAAACCGAAGGTCAGATGTTCGAATCATCTCAGGCGCACCAATGTAGTATAAGGAGAAAACATGAGAGAAACATTACTTCAGGCAGTACGTGCCCACGCTATGGGTCATGTCCAAAAGCATAAAGCAAATGTCGAAGTCTTTTTGACAAACCCAGTTGGCGTAGGAGAGCATTCAGACTTGATCGATACAATCGAAAAAGAGCTGGACGAAATTGCTAAGTACAACGATCAGGTTGAAATGATCGACAAATATTTTAAGGAAGCCAAAGTTTAAACTAGGGAGGTTCTCATGGAATCACAATCAGATGAATGTGATTATGTACCTTTTTATGATCGACCCAGTAGAGGGAAAAGACTGAGAAGATCAATAACAGCACGACTTGGAAGAAAACGCATCAAAAGAGTTCGTGCCTTGATACAAAAGCGAGAGGAAAGAACCAGTGAAAAACGTCTTAGATCCCTCTATCGTAAAACATGCACCCGTTTTCGATACTGAAAAAGTTGTAAGTATTTACGAGAAGAAAGATGGTGTTCCAATTAAATATGTGTGTACCACTGATCTACAGGCGAGTGATTTGCCTGTAGATATTTTTTACCGTGAAGACCCTCATCCAGAGTTTGGTAATAGATACTTCGGTCTCTATCGAAATCCATACTCTGAGGATGCGAGGATCGTGATAACGAATGCAGATATCGTAGAGAAGTATGCTTTCGGTATGATCAAAGACAAAGAGGGTATGATGTGGTACTCTCAATGCCATCACGATTGCTTATTTATTGATGGTGCTATGATTGATGGTGGTAGACAGTATGTCAGAGGTAGCAATATCTCTGGCATATACAAACTAGTGAATGGGGAATTTGTAGAACAATTTCCAGACGAAGATGAGGAAACTTGGCCAGGTCAAGATAGTGGAATAGAATATTTTGGGTATTAGTTGAAAAAACACTTGACATAAGTATCTATATAGAGTACAATACATAGTATTGATGATCAGGAGAAGCTAATGATACGATTTATTCTTGGACTATTCATCTTGTTCGGTGCTGTAGGTGCTGACGATTATGCTCACGAAGCAGGAATTGCCGCACCACCATTGATGCAGACTTTATTGCTGTGTTTGTTAGGGTTATCTCTAATGGCATGGGCAATACCAAAGTTGGCATCAATGGGTGAAGATCAATGATCTTTTACATTACCGGTAAATGTAAGAACCGAGATGCTGTTGAGCAGTATGTTATAAACTGCTTGAAGCATCTCAAACTTCACCGTATGAACAGTAAATCTGTGATTATAGATTTTCAGAGTAAGGTCGACGGTGATGCTCAAGGATATTGTTTCGGCACTAATAAAGTGGCTGAAGTGACAATCGCTAAGTCTTGGGCTGGTCGTAAGTTGACGTTCTTAGAACAGATGCAGACGATTGCCCATGAGTTAGTTCACGTGAAGCAGTACTTTCGTGGAGAACTAACTTACGGTGAGACTGGTGACTTTTGTTGGAAGAAACGAAATGCGGGTGGATATAAATATGAAAACCAGCCGTGGGAAAAAGAAGCTTTTAGAATGGAGAAAGAACTTTTTGTGGAATGCTTTCCTTTTCACATGGAACTAAAATAAAAATTTGGGCTACTTCTGCCGTAAGGAGAAGAAAACCGCTGTCCTCACATAAATCAAGTGAGGGAAAAGTTGAGACAGAGTTCATGCGTGTTCAACAGCCCATACCGAACGGAGAGCAATATGGCAACTAGAGCAAAGGCATTCAGTACAGTACATGTACGTACTTCGAAGAAGACTTCGATAGGACGTAATCCAAAGATGTCTTCTATGAATAAATCAAAGAAGGCAAGTTATAAGAGGTATAGAGGACAGGGATAGAACTGTCAAGGAAATTAGATAATGAAAATTGAAGTTAAAATTGAATTAGATACGATTGAAGATAAAGATATAGGATCAGAGTTTGTTGATCTTCTTATTCTTCTGAAAGAGCGAATTGAAAGTCTTAATGATACTGAGGAGTAATTATGTACGAGATTGGCAAAGGGACAAGAGTTCCTAATGTAACATTTCAGACACGTGTGCGTGATGATTCTATTGAAGGAGATAATCCTTTCAGATGGCAGACTACAACTACCGAAGATTATTTTGGTGGTAAAAGAGTTGTAGTTTTTAGTCTACCAGGTGCTTTCACTCCCACTTGCTCTACTATGCAAGTTCCGGGATTTGAGCAAAACTATCGCAAGTTGCAATCTTTAGGTATAGACCACGTTTATTGCGTATCAGTAAATGATGCGTTTGTAATGAACAAGTGGGCAGCCGATCAGAAAATCAAAAACATCGGACTTATTCCAGACGGTTCTTGTGAGTTCACAAGGGCAATGGGCATGGCTGTCAAATTTGACAATCGAGGTTTCGGTGAAAGAAGTTGGAGATATGCTATGATAGTAAATGATGGTATCATTGAACATATCTTTGAAGAGCCAGGACGCTGTGAGAATAGTGATCCTGATCCATACGGAGAGACTTCTCCAGAAAACATTATGGCTTGGTTAGCCGGAGCAAATTAATATGAAATTTAAAGCGTTACTAGTAACATGTTCACTTTTGATTGGATCACAAGTTCAAGCAGAAGATAGGTTTGAGAGCATCAGAAAAGTTTGGCCAGCCTGTGCGTCTTGTCACGGTGCTTATGGAGAAGGTGTAGGAACCTTTCCCGCTTTAATTGGTAAAGATGCAGATTACATCATCTCTTCTTTACTGCAATACAAGAATAATGAAAAGCGTGGATCTATGTCTAGTGTGATGTATCCTCAAGCCGCAATGTTGACAGATGGTCAGATTGGTGTGATCGGCGTTTATATTCAAGAAGGATTACCAAAGGAGTAAATATGAGTTATAATAAAAATGATGTGATCACTGTTATCACAGTTGCAGGTGAATATGTAGGCAAGTTTGTCTCTGAAGACGCAAGCCGACTGACGATTGCTGATCCTAAGATGCTTGTTAATGGTGAACAAGGAATGGGCTTTGGCTCAGGAGTTTGTGTTACAGGTGAAGCTGATCCTGCTGATATGACATTTTATATTGGTGGCTTAGTCTTTGTCGCTAAAACATCTGAAGCTGTTGTTAAGGCTTATCGTGAGGCGACAAGTGGATTGATCACATGATCAATCGTTGGGTAGCAAAAGTAGTACCTGACCCAGATGATCCTAACGAACTGTGTTTGGACTTTCCAGATGAGTTGTTAGAAGAAATGGGTTGGTCTGTAGGAGATCAATTAGAATTTATTGAAGATGATGGACAATGGACCATCAAGAAAGTGGAGGCTCCCAGTGAGTGAAGAAGAAGTAGGATTCAGAGTTCATCGTGCCCATAAGATGATGGACTGGATTGAGAATGAGGTAACTGAATGGGCTCAGGGTATCGTCTTTGAACACTACGGTGTTGAAGAAGTAACTGAACTGTCCCGTGATCAGATAGAAGAAGTTGCCGCTGAAGCAGACAGACTAGATGAGGACTACGGAGATTTCATATCTTTAGGATTCTTCAACGTTGTTCGCTGGTGGGAATCTGAAAGTGAGGACTACGTTCTGTGACTTTGCCATACGAGAGGAAAAATGCAGTAAAGAGAACAGAGAAGTTTCTCACAGACTTGCTTGACCCTAAAGTCACTCCTCGAGTACCTAAAGAAATTCGTAAGCAGGCTTCGTCATGCTTACGACACTACCCACGTGAATATGATATGGAAATGGCGTCAGAAGAGGCGCCATCAATTTTTGGAGACTATGATGCCTATTACAGACAGTAAAATTATAAGTATAATAAGAGGGTACGAACATTGGACTACCACACAGCCTTGGAAAGACATTGCTGATAGATTTGAAGAATTGATTGAAAAGGAAAAATCTGATGAGAGTTCGAATAGGTCCGTATCGGAAGAACCGAGCTGAAAAAATTGAAATAGAGCGATTCGATACGTGGAGCATGGACTCCACTCTCGCTCTCATTATACATCCAATGTTAGTGCAACTCAAAGACACTACACATGGCGCACCCTGCGTTGATGATCTTGATGTACCAGAAGAACTACGTTCTACTAATGCCCCACCAAAAGAAAACGATTATGACACTGATGCGTACTGGTTCGATAGATGGGACTGGGTATTAGATGAAATGATCTGGTCGTTTAACGAGAAGAATAAAGATAATTGGCAAGACCAATACTATGGTCCATATATCGAGAAGGAAGATGATTTAGGCGAATTTGAGTGGATTGATGACGTTGGTCGTAGGGCACATCAAGAACGAATGTCTAATGGATTTCGTCTGTTCGGTAAGTATTACGAAAATCTTTGGGACTAAACCAAGAAAGGAACACAATGTTTTTACTAAATATAACTGGAGATAAGATGATTAAGTGTCTTATTGCCACATTAGCCGTGCTGTGGACATTTCCAGCAAACGCTAATCAACCTGTAATTTGGAATTCATATGAAGTGAATGAGTCTCAGCCTGAGTTCATGCCTTTTGATTTCACTGCACAGTGTTTACCGTTAGAAGATATGGTGAAATATTTGAGTAATGTACACGGACAAATTCCTGCTTTCAATAGCTTACAAAGTTTTACTGTAATAAACGATAAACCAATGCAAGGACCTATGGTTCTCGCAATTAATCCAATAACGGGTGACTGGTCTTATATTTTTATAGGACAAGGACAAATAGCCTGCATGTTAGCAACAGGTCGAAATATGCAACTAAATGGAGAAATGTTTCAAAGAAGATGAAAGAGTTAATTGACAGCCTTAAGAAGGGCGTAGTAACGATTGATTTCACAAAAATTGATACTGGAGAGCGGCGTGTAATGCCTTGTACGCTAAATAACAGTAACATTACGATTAGAAACATAGCATCAGATAGCGACTCAATTGTTGTTTGGGCTATGGATAAAGAAGATTTTAGGGACGTGATTGTGTCAACTATTAATGAATGGTATATAGGATATCCCAAAGTATGATTGGATTATTAGGACTTCTTGCAGTTTTCTTATGCCCGATGATATTTGGTGGCATTACTTTTTATTATTCGCACAAGACTACACATCCTGTGACGATAGAGACTTGGGAGAAAGTGAAACGTTATGAGTAAGTGGCATGGAGGTAAGGGGTCTAAACAAAGACCTACTGACCAGGTGAAATACAACGACAACTGGGACAGAATATTTAGCGGGAAGAAAGACGAACATGGAAGTTCAACCAGTAGACTCAGCACTGACGGGCGAACTGATATCAAAGCAGGAGCAACTGTCAAGAGCAGAGCATGAGATAAAGAAGACCGTCAAGCGATCCCAGCAGTTGGTTGACGGCAGTCTAAAAATAACTACGACAGATTATTTTATGACAGTTTATAACGCCGCTGGGAAACAGAGTATCGTGTACTCTACAGGACAGTATGTAGATATCATGATATGACGAGGAGATAAAAATGGGAATGAAATTAGCGGGAGTTATGGCATTGATAAGCTTTGTTATGGCCGGTGCGTTTTATTGGTACTACAATGATACCCAAGAACGTATGGCAATACTGAATGAGAATAACGCAAAATTAGAAGTTGCAGTGCAGACTAGTGAAGCGGCTGTAGAGTCTTTACAGGTGGATTTTCAAAGAGCCAATGAAGAACTCAATAAAGTAAATAGTGAATTTGCTAGTATACGTAGACAGAATCAAGTACTCAGTGACAAACTGGGAAGACATGATTTAGGTAACTTAGCAGAAAATAAACCAGGTCTAGTAGAAAGAGTTATCAATGGAGCATCTGATAAAGCAGGCAGATGTTTTGAACTACTATCTGGTGCTGAACTAACAGATAAAGAAATGGAGGCAGAAAATGGCAAGCAATTCAACAGCGAATGTCCTTGGCTTTTTGATCGTTACAACACTACTGATTAGTGGTTGTACAAGTATGCCTCAAAAAATTGAGGTATCAGCAAAACCGGTAGATAAGCCACAGCTTGTACTGCCGAGCGCAGATGAACTTAATCTAAGAGAAGTTAATTGGACTATAATCACAGAAGATAACTGGGAAGAAAAACTTGCTGAGTTAAAATCTAGTGGTAGATCAGTTGCGTTCTTTGCTATTACCGACAAGGGATATGAGAATTTAGGACTAAACTTTTCTGACTTACGTGCATATGTACAGCAACAAGATGCTATCATTGCCGCATATCAGGAATACTATGAAGCGTCTTCAGATGCTTTAGATGAGGCAAATAATCAAATTGAAAGTGCTAAAGATCAGGTAGAAGAACAACAGCCTGAAGACAACAGAACTCTTTGGGAGAAACTAAGAGGCAATTAAATTGAAAGAAGCTGATAGGGTAGAAGTTGATTATGTTGTTACCTATGAGCAAAGAAGTTTTTCAAAAGACATGCTACTAGTGTGTTCTATTGGACTAAACATTGGATTTTTATACGGGATAGTATTTTTACTGTGAGGCAAACTTATGTCAAGATGGTGGAAAATTTGGAAATACGCATTAGGTTCATTTAACGATGAGGACACCAAGCCCGTGGAAGATCAAATCACAATCATTCGAACATTAATACTGCTACTCAATGCAGTAACCTGTTGCTTCATCATAGCATCTAATGTAAAAAATTTATTTTAGTGCTTGACATACTCCTATGCTTAGTGTATGATTATACACAATTAGGAAAGGAAGCGTATGCGTGAAGGTTATTATGACTACATACTTAGACGGTACCGTGAAGAGGAGAATAAGATGAGTTTGAAAAAAGACTATGTTATTGTGGAAACTATATCAAGTTTCAGAATGCGATACGTGATGTCGATGGAAGAACTTCAGAAGTCAAATCCCGACATGCCTGTTCAAGAAGAGTGGGCATTAGACGCAGTGACTTGTGAAGAGGTAGAAGACTTTTCTCAGAAGTGGATTGGCGAACATATCATAGATCACCGTGTGATCAGTGAAGATGAAGTAATCGAAGCTTTTGATAGAGATAACGACTATCTTAAAGAATGGCCACGTGAACAAAAACTTGAACACATTCGATGCTCCCTTAACCATAATAAAAATAATGGAGACATCTATGATTAAAATATACGGCTCATCAAATTGTATTTGGTGTTTAAAAGCAAAGCAACTATGTGAGAGCATGAACCTAGAACACGACTATATCTTAGTCGATGACATTGGGTTCGATGAGTTCTCAAAGAAATTCCCTAATGTGAGAACTGTCCCGCAGATAATGTGGGGAGAAGAACACGTTGGTGGATACCAGGAGTTCGCTGTGAAAGTGAATGATTTTATAACTAAAGAAAGTGAGGAAAATGATAATGACTAGAAACGATATCTTGGAAAGCCTGAAAGCGGGTAAAGTTGATCTTGAGTTCATCAAGGCTGACGGTACTCTACGTAAAATGGTTGCTACATTAAGTGACGATTTTATTGTGTATGAAAATGCACCTACAAACTCAAAGAAGCAAAGCGATTTCGCCCTGCCTGTTTGGGACACTGAAGCCAATGGATGGCGCTCATTTAGATGGGACAGCCTTAAGTTGGTGAACGGAGTAGATATTCCTGCGGGAAGTTTACTCAATGCCGCCTAATCTGTTAAACGAAAATTGTTCGGGTTCGATCATCAATCTTATTCAGAGAGATGTCAACCCGACGGTTCTTCCGCAGATTAATTTCAACTCAGTTGAAGAAGAGTATATTAACATTCTAATACCTCATCTTTCACCTGATCAAGTTGATGCTAGTGACTTAGAAGGATATGATGCTATTGTATTCTTCAGTCACTGGCAACAACAGATGTACAACCTATTTCTTGATGTTCCCTATTCTAGCGGAATCGTAATGAAAAATGCCATTGATCTTATGCCTCTGGTTGAGAAACCCAGAAAAGGAGTAGGACTACTTTATGTTGGTGATATGGATAAAGGACTCGATATAGTCCTATCGGCATTCAAGAAACTGACTAAAAGAAAGTATACCGATGCACGATTAGTTGTCTGTGCCAGACCTATAGCTGGTAGAGACGGCGATACCATGATAAAGGAACTTACGTCTAACCCTAAAATCAAATGGTATAAAAGCGTAGATGAAGAACTCTTAAACGGACTTTATAATCAAAGCCATATATTTGTATATCCCACCAATTATCCAGAGGTATCTTATACACCTCTAATCAAAGCGATGTCATCTGGCTGTATGTGCATACATTCGTCTTATGGATCTTTACCTGAGACGGCACTTGATATGACTGCCATGTATGGTTATCACGAGGATAAAATGCAACACAGTATACATTTTACACGTGAACTTGACAATGCCCTCAACATATATAATCATAGTGGACTTAGACGATCAATGATGCGAACACTCATAGATCAAAAGAAACTAGTCGATAGCATATATGATTGGAAACAGCGATCCTACCAGTGGAACGAACTGCTAATAAATTTTGCAATCAAAAATAATGGTTGACAAATAAATCAGAGTGTGTTAATATACGTTATAACTTGATGGAGTAGCACATGGCTAAAGCTAAAACAAAGACAAGATTGCCTCGCAGAGGTAAGACCCAACGTTCTATCGAAGAGGGTCATATTGGATATGAGACTACTGAGTGGTCTGATGTCCCGGCTGATGTTTATCAGAAGAAAATTACAGAGACGATGCGGCACTACGGATACTTCTATGAGAAGAAATCCTTTCAGTCTTGGATGCTTGCTTGGATGAAAGAACACATGCCAGAAAGAGTTGAAGACTTCAAAGCCGCTGAAGCTTGGAGATGTACTTCAACGATGTCCAGCTTATGCAAGATGGAACTTAATGGTTGCGTTCTGCCCGAGTCAAGTAAACAGTTTCAAATGAAACACGTTGAAGAGTTACTAGAGACTGGTAGAATAAATCGTGAAGCAAACGTTAAGTTAGATGAAAATGATGAGCCAGTAAAGCCGGTAAAGCGTAAGACTCCTCAAGAACTACTCGCAGAAAAGACTGCCGAATTCGTAGGAGAGATCGAAGGGCGTGTTGATGAGTTTACGACAGGAGAACTCGACTCTAAGTGGTCTATCTATAATGAGATGAAGAAAGTCAACACTGCGGCTCAAACGGCTAGAGATACTATTAAGTTCTATGAGCCCGTCAAAGAAGAAATGCGTGAGTTGATCGAAGATAAGACTGAAGACCTCGTTGAGGGATATAGTCACATGACAGTTCGCCAGCAAAAAGCCTTTTACAAGTTTATCTCTGATATCATTACAGACTGTGAGAAGTATATTGTCAGCAAGAAAGCGACCCGCAAGCCTCGTGCCAAAAAGCCAACGCCTGCGAGTAAGCAAGTTGCGAAGGTGCTATACCTCAAAGAATCGTCTGAATATAAGATTGCGAGTGTGCCGCCCGAACAAATTGTTGGAGCGCAAGGCATTTACCTCTTCAATACGAAGACACGTGTTATGAAGTATCTTGTATCTGATCGAAGAGACGGCTTTATAGTGAAAGGCAGTACGATTCACGGCTATGATCTAGAAGCATCAATCAAAAAGATGCTGAGAAAGCCAGAGGCAATGATAGAGACTATTGGTAAGGCTACCAAAGCGAAAGCTTTTAAAGAGTTCAGAGCCTTAAAGACCAAAGAGTCCCAAACTGATGGACGTATCAATAGAGATACCGTCATCTTAAAGATAATCAAATGACGAATGTTATCGACTTTGCAAAATATAAAGATAAGAGATCGGATGAAATATCTGATCTCCAAGATAACGTAACCGAACTCAATAAAAAGATTGCTATGAGATTTTCTATTGATGTTGCCCATGACGTAGTGTCGGCAATGTCAGAGTTGGGATTTGATGTCACTGAAAACTATGAAACTGTACTCGACATTATGGTATTGATAGAAACCATAAGAGCGTTGATACATAGATCGATAGGAGAAGACTATCATTTCCAAGCTGTATCAGAGAGAGTGTTTGCTGATTCAGAAATGGATTGCGAGACTGCTTTATTTGAATTCCTGGATGAGATGTCAGACGACCAGGATCCCGCTTAAAATTTACTTGACATACCTAATAGTTTGTGTTATATTAGTAATATCAATAATTCAAACTAGGAGAAAATTATGATACTGGTTGATCTAAACCAAGTTATGATTTCCAACATGATGATGCAGATGGGAAATCACCAGAATGCTCAGATTGATGAGAATATGCTTAGACATATGATCCTCAATTCTCTGAGATTTAATAGACAAAAGTTTCACCGAGAATTTGGTGAACTTATAATTTGTGCTGATGATAAGAATTACTGGAGACGGCAAGTATATGCGTACTACAAAGCAAATCGTAGGAAAGCACGTACCGAGTCAGAACTAGATTGGAATACAATCTTTCAGGCACTCAATAAGATTCGTGATGAACTAAAAGAGTTCTTCCCTTATAGAGTAATTCAAATTGAAACTGCTGAAGCAGATGATATCATTGGTACGATTGTTCATAAAGAGGGCGAACAACTAAACACTGGAAGTAATCCTATCTTGATTTTATCAGGAGACAAAGATTACATTCAGTTGCACAAGTACGCCAACGTGAAGCAATATGACCCGACACGTAAGCGTTGGATCTCAAACTCTAATCCAGAAAAGTATCTACACGAACACATTATCAAAGGAGATTCTGGTGATGGTGTGCCAAACATCTTATCTCCAGATAATACCTTTGTTATGAACATCAGACAACGCCCAATCACTAAGAAGAGATTGCTTGATTGGACTGATATAAATAATATGGATGATGAAGTAAAACGCAACTACTTGAGGAACAAGGCAGTGATTGATTTGGAAGAAGTTCCAGATAAAATCAAAGATCAAGTTCTAAAAGAATACTTGGCAGAAAATTCAAAAGATCGAAGCCAGTTGTTGAACTACTTCATTAAAAATAAACTAAGAAACTTAATGGAAAGCATATCGGAGTTTTAAATATGACTACACTATCATTAGCAGAAATTACTGCTGGAGTTTGCGAGTTGAAGGATACATCTGAACAAGTCGCATATTTACAAAAAAATAACAGTAAGGAGTTGCGAAACATCCTTATCTTAATGTATGACAATAAATGGAGTTTTTCAATTCCATCGTCTGCACCACCATATACGCCATCGGTTGTAAATGAATCGCATGGCATGTTATATCGTGAAGCAAGAAAATTAGCATACTTTGTCACTGAAATGAAAGAAGGAGAAAACCTTTCTCAAATTAAGAAAGAGTCCTTGTTCATTCAGATGCTTGAAACGGTAGACAAGGATGATGCAAAGCTACTTATTCAAATGCTAGAGAAGCGCCCATTTCCCGAGTTGACTGCTGATACAATCAACGAAGCTTTTGGCGAAATCATTAGCGATCCTGTGGATATGCCGCCTGCGAAAAAGAAGCGTGGACGCCCACCAAAGAAAAAAGTAGAAGAGTAATTCACCCATAAAGTCACCAGAGTACAAGTGAGACATCACCAATGGCTAAAGGTAAGAAGTTCCGTGAATGGATCGAAGAGGAGTCCTTAAAGGACGAAGACATGCGCTTTCGAAAGAAGGACTCCAAACGATACGACAAACGCAGAGCGAGTATTCAAAAGGCAAGACGCCAAAAGAATAAACAGAAAGAAAATTTTTTCAGTTAAATTTAAATAACCGCTTGACAATAGCATAAAAGTATGCTATATTAACTATAGAAATGAGGTTATAATATGAAAAAAGATGAAAAAATTATTTTAGTTGACTGTGATGGAGTTCTGGTCGACTGGCTACATAGTTTTGCTATGTGGATGGAACAACATGGATATAAGCAATTAGCTAGTCCAGATGAATGCTATGACATTCACACCACTTATGGAATTTCGAAAGAGAAGTCTAAAGAACTCGTTAAGTACTTCAATCAAAGTGCCACTATGTGTTGTCTACCTCCTCTAAGGGATTCTGTCAAATACGTTAAAAAGATCCATGAAGAACTTGGATACGTGTTTCATTGTATCACTAGTCTTAGTCTTGATAGACATGCGGGTCAATTAAGGAAATTAAATCTTGAAAATTTGTTTGGTAAAACTGCATTCGATAAGTTGGTGTGCTTAGACACTGGCGCTGATAAAGATGATGCACTGTTACCCTATCTAGATACTGGGTGTATGTGGGTTGAAGATAAGCCACAGAACGCAGAATTAGGTGCCAATATGGGTTTAAACGCTATACTGATGACCCATCCTTTCAGTAAAGACTACTCACATGAAGATGTAACTAAAGTAGACAACTGGAAAGAAATTTACGAAATGTTGGTCTGAGAGAGTGTTTGAATTATAAATATTCATTAGATGGGTACACTATGAAGACAGCCATTGCTGTCTTTTCTTTTAATAATACTGGAGCATTTAATGCCTATATACACGTTTGAGAACACTGAAACGGGTGAGAATTTTGAGAAGATTATGAAGATGGATGAACGTGAAGTCTACCTCTCTACCAATCCCCATATCAGACAAACAATTACCAAAGCACCTGCTCTTGGTGATCCACATCGTATGGGAGTAATCAAGACTCCTGATAGTTTTAACTCACTAATGAAGAACATTCATAAAAACAATCCGGGGTCTAAAATTCAAACTAGATAACCATAAGGATGTTTCATGCCTGCACAACAACAGCAACGATTAACAAAAAGGCAAAGAAGAGTACTCAGACAACAAGGAATATTAGACCAAGATAACAATTTTTCAACAGGATTTACAGTCAGTAGTGACATTCAACCTATGACAGACAATCAAGGTCTGGCATTCAATTCTTGGGATGAAGGAGCAAATTTAATGCTTCATGGTATCGCAGGGACAGGTAAAACGTTTTTAGCACTATACTTCTCATTGACAGAAGTTATGGCAAAAAACACACACTACAAAAAAGTCTTCATTATACGATCGGTTGTACCGACTAGAGATATAGGCTTCTTGCCTGGTTCTCAGAAAGACAAGATGAAAGTATACGAAGCTCCATATTACGATATTGCATCAAAGCTATTTAAGCGAGGCGATGCCTATGAGATCCTTAAGCAAAGAAATAACGTTGAATTCATATCAACATCATTCTTACGAGGCTCTACCTTTGACGATTGTATTCTTGTAGTCGATGAAGTTCAAAATATGAGTGATCAAGAGTTGCATACAGTTATGACACGTGTTGGTGAAAATTGCAGAATTATTTTCTGTGGTGACGTAAAACAGGACGACCTTACTAGTGAACGCAAGAAAGAAATGTCAGGACTTAGATCCTTTATGGGAGTGATCAAAAAGATGAAAGAATTCGACTTCGTTGAATTTGAAGCATCCGACATTGTTCGAAGTAAACTTGTTAAGTCGTATATCATAGAACGAGATAGACAAGGACTATAAATACTGTTATGGAAAACTATAAACAAAAACTTAAAGAAATGACCGAACTCAATGCTGATGGCAATGAGAATCGAGGACGTGAGGGAGAAGAACTCATAGTTGAAGTTCGACCCGAATGCGTTGGAGAGTTAGGTCAGATGGGATGGGACTTTGGGGAAGATCAAGACTTCCCCAGTACCCGTGATCGTAAGTTAGAACGCAAACATATGTTGAGAGGGTAACATGTCAGTAGAACAACCACGTATTAGGATTTTTCAATTAGCGAACGGAAAGCGTGTTGCACATCAATTTGTGCAATCTCAAGTCGATCAATTTTTATCGGATAATGCTGGATCAACTTTAGTTCGATAATATAGTGGAAAGATGCGATGAGTGAAAAGTACTACACTGTAGGAACGCATACTGCTGAACAATGGTCTGAACTTCACTCAGAACTTATTGCAGACGGAAACGTATATCAAAGTGTGCCTTCTAGACGGGTCACGATAGTCGATGATAAGTTGCATAGTCCAACTAGAGGAAGTTACTTACTTACTCAACAGGAAGCGAACGAATTAAAGGCCGATGAACGAGTAAAGTTTATCAACCTGAGTCCAGAAAAATATCCAGATATATTTGAAATTGATCCAGATGAACTTAAGTGTGTTACGAATAATACACTGACAGACAGATGGTCTAATGCTTATAACAACTACCAGTATTGGAGTACTTCTTCTTCGAACTTTAATACCAATGAGCCCACGATCAACCGTACTAGTGCATTGTATAGAATGCAGACCAAGCAAAACCCTTGGAAGACTACCACTACAGACGAGAACGATGCGATCAGTGCTAAAGTACAGCAAGTCGGTGCGGGCGAGAATGTCGATATTATTTGCGCTGATGAGGGAACTTGGATTGCACATCCAGAATTCATCAACAGCGGAGTTACCGGTTCAGTAGATCCTACAGACTACGTTGGTGGTAACGTATTACCCGGTAACGGATACTGTGACGTACTTGATCTAGTATTAGATGCCCCTTATTATATTGATCCAGATTGGTTTAACGCAGATGCCTCTAATAGACTAACGACACGATGGGATGGAACTACTGTTCCCATCGAAAGTGTTGCTATAACTTGGTGGAGAAATAGTAGTCAGAGAAGCACTGAGTTTGCGGCGTTTGGCAATATACCAGTAAGAACAACTTATGCTAGAGATCTGGTTCACGGATCAAACACAGTCACTCCATGGATTAGAGATATTTCTGTTACGCCAGGAATTCCAGTCCCAGTAAGAAATGCTGATCACGGAACACAATGTGCCAGTCTTATCTATGGTCGCACTCATGGATGGGCATACAATGCAAACAAGTGGCATTTAAATTTATATGGAGCTTTTAGTGTAGGCTCTTTTGAAATAGGGTTTGATGTTCAAAAGGTGTTTCACCAATATAAACCAACAAATCCTCTATATAACACAAAAGACCCGACAATGAGTTCTAATAGTTGGGGACTTAGGGCAGAAAAAGAAGGTAGTCATTATTACTTTAGAAGTAATACTCCAGTCGCATATGATTCTTCAACTGTTCCCGAATTCATCAGCTGGTTGGGTGTAACGGGTGATGGTGGTCGATGGAAAAGCGAGTTATACGATAACTCTATGACAGTTGCCGGAGATGAACTTATCGAATCCGGAGTTATCTTTATTGCCGCCGCTGGCAACTCCAACCAACAGCAGGTTAATCCAGATCATCCTAATTACGATAATAGAATCAGCAATAACTCTACTAACACATTTTATCAAGACCAATTTGAAGAGTTGGGTGGATACGAATCAACGGGATCGACTAATCGAAGAGGGTTTCCTCAACACATAGGTAAGACAGAGAGCCAAACTTCTCAAGGAAATACCACAGCTAAATTTCCTGCTATTCTTATTGGAGCACTAGATGATAATATGGTGCAAAATTACGACCAAGACCAAAAAGTAAATTACAGTGATTGCGGAAATGCCATTGATTTATTTGCTCCTGGTGATGGAGTATTGGCAGCCGGAAGACCCACATATCAGAATCAGGTTTTCAATGGTCAACTTTTATATAATAGGCTGGGATATACGAGAGTAGATAACACATACAGCGGATTAAGTGCTGTAGAAAGATATGATTATTATGGTCCAGCGGCAGCGAATAGAACAATTGGTGAAGACGGGCAAGCAATGCTCGGAGAAACTGAATTCAATAAAACTTTTAGTACAGCTACAGATATTAGATTTAGTGGTACGAGTGCGGCTTGTCCTATCGCTTGTGGATTTTTGGCACTCGTAATGCAGTATAACAGAGGTTGGGACTATGAAGATTTGCGTAGCTGGATTCAAAATAATGTACAAACTCAGCCGACTGCCGATATGTATGAGGGCACCGAGTTAACGACCGCTAACGCAAACTGGTCAGGCGATTACAACGCACTGCAAGGAGCTGAAAGACGCATATTGTATCAAGCGACTATTCCCGTCAGTACAGCATTTCCTACTAGTGCGCCAGCAGACGTGGTTGGACCAGTAATTACTATTGTCGGAGACAATCCAGCCACTGTGGAATTAGGCGCAACATATACCGATGCGGGAGCAACAGCACTTGATGCAGTTGACGGCAGTGTATCAGTAACTTCCTCTGGAACTGTTGATACGTCAACAGTCGGTGCGTACACTATTACATATACCGCAACAGATGCCGCAGGTAACACGACAACTTCAACTAGAACAGTCAACGTTGTTGATACCACTGCACCGATAATCGATTCAAGTAATATCGTTTCTTCAGTTAACGAAGGCATCACTTCATTAGGAACTGTTAGTGCAAACGAAACAGTTACTTGGTCCATTTCAGGATCTGGAGTATCAATCAGCACCTCAGGAGTTGTCACATTAGATAGTCCAGCAGATTATGAAACTGCAACGTCCCATAGCTTTGTAATTACCGCAACAGATGGTGCAGGAAATGCATCAAGCACATCATCGATCTCTGTATCAGTGGTTGATTCAGATGATGACGGCAGTGGAGATACTTATGATGGTCCACTTGTTATAAATGTGATATTAGGAACAACAGTTAGTACCGCAACTGAAGAAGCTGGAGATGCATTCTTCGGTGGAAATACACAATCTGGTGAAGTTATAAACAGATTGCCTCCAGTTTATGCCAATGACGGATACTCTGTATCTATCAGCTTTGAGGCACTAGGAGCTGCCAGCGAAACTTGGACAGTCGATAGCATTACAGCTACAGCGAATACATCTTTTAATTATAGTATTTCTTCGCCTCAAGCAACTATAACTCAGCAAAATGATCCTTACTCTACAGATTGGACATGCTTGATGGAAGATTACTCTACGCAGATTTTTCCATCTGAGATAGATGCCGCAGCCGCAAGCGATCCAGCTTTACTCGAACTTATATCTTTGACGATACCAGATCCAGTCGTAAACGAAGAAACTCATAGTTTTACTATTAATGTGTCTGAATCTGGTGGTGCTAGTGAAAGCAGATCAATTGATATTGACCAGGCGAAGCACTTTGACGCAACAAGTTTTATAAGTAAAGTACAATCGATTACATAGGAGAAACTTAATGCCAATGGCAGCCAGAAATTTAGACCCAATTTTAACAGGACATCCATGCGATGCTTCGTCTACTATTGTTGCGACTTTAGCAACTGGTAAGGTTATCATTCAAGGTCAGCCTGCGGCAGTTACTGGCGATGCTATCGCTCCTCATACAATTCTATCTGGTTCTAGTTGCGTACCTCACCCCGCAGTTACTGGAGTTGGATCAACTAAAGTCCGACTTGGACCAGCATTACTACCTGCGAATAGAGTGGGAGATCCTGCTGATTTGGGAGTAATCATAGGCGGATCATCAAAAGTTATCATAGGAGGATAAAGTGTCTGATCAAAATGCTGAATTAATATACCAGCAGATAATACAAGAGCAACAAGGAGAACCAAAAGTTAAAGATGATCGGCAAAAAGCCGAAGATCACTTTGTTAACTTTTTGGGATACAATAGAGCAGACGCTAAAACACTCGCAAGCAGATTTATTGATAAGTATGAAAAAGGCTCTTAGTCTATGCTTTATACTATTACTGGGGTTTTCATCTAACTCTCAGGCTGAATTTAGACATTTTAATGAGTGGACCAAAAAAGAAAAGGGTGTGTTTCTTGCTTACACCACTGTCGCTTGGATAGATCATAGGCAGACACAATGGGCACTAGATCATCCGTGTGAGTGCTATAGAGAAAGCAACACGCTCATATACGGATCAGACCCAAGCAGAGATAAATCTTTAATTATTAATGCCATAGCACTATCAGCAGTCTACTGGGCAGTCGGAACCTTTGAACCAGATACCTCTGTTCCCGTTTTAGGAACTGCGACATTGGTCAGATTTGGAGTAGTTATTAGCAATGATAACATCGGCGCCAGCTGGCAAGTTGCATTTTAATTAAAAAAGACTTGACATTTGGATCTACCTGTAGTAGAATGGTAGTTCAATAGAGAGGTATTTTATGTTTACACACGTTGATCATGGTCACGTCTTCGAAGAGCTATCTGCGGAGCTTACAGATATAGGTAGATTGTACACCACTCCAAGTGGTATGGTTCTCCCGTCTGTGACTACTGTTCTAGGTGTACAAGACAAATCTGGTCTTGACGCTTGGAGAAAAAGAGTAGGTGACGCAGAAGCGAACAGAGTCATGAACCAAGCCGCTGTGCGAGGTACTGCTGTTCACCAACTTGCTGAAGACTATGTGAATAATAAAGAAGATTGGAAAGCTGGCGCAATGCCCGCTAATCTGTTCACTTTTAATACCATCAAGCCACTTCTCGATGAAAGACTAGATAATGTCTGGATTCAAGAAGCGCCTTTGTACAGTGAACGGCTCTCTGTTGCTGGTCGTGTAGACTGCATTGCTGAATGGGATGGTCAATTGTCGATTATCGACTACAAGACATCTCGGCGTCCAAAAAAGGTCGAGTATGTCGAAGGATACTTCATTCAGGAATCAGTCTATGCGGCTATGTTCTTTGAGAGAACTGGCGTACCGATCAAGCAGATCGTGACAGTCATTGCAGTGGACGATAACGACCCACAAGTGTTCATTGAAAAGCCAATGAACCATCTACATAAGTTTATCGAACTTAGAAAAAAATACAAATCCATACATAATATTTAAAAAAGTGGTTGACATTCTGGCTTAACCTGTTATCATATAATTCTAGCTTGTTTAGAGGTATAATATGACGATAGCAATGAAAGAAAAATTCTTCGCAGAGGGAAACGTTCTTCCTCAGTGTGTGAATCCAGGCTGTACACGTAACGTACAGGTACGTGCGTGGGCTAACTGGTCGTTCAAGACCGAGTGCGGTACTTGCTACAAGGCACGTGTTACCGGCAAATTCGGTAAAGCAATGGAAGGCATCACTATTCACAAGAAGCAATATTGCGAGAACGTTGATGGTCATCTTGGATGGAAATGTCCTGTTGATCAAAAAGCGTGGCGTAAATTAGATATGCTGAATGCGCTAGACCTAGAGCATTATGACGGTAACCACGACAACAACGATCCAGATAACGTTAAGACGATCTGCAAGTTGTGTCACGGTAAGAAGTCTATGATCTTCAACGACTTCAGCAATCAGAAATCATCAGCCAGATTCTTCAGTGGGAGATAATATGATTAGTGTATTAAAAGAAACGACTGACTGGGATATGCCTAAGGGCGAGTATCATGTCGATCAGAATGGTCATCTAGTGGCGTATCAAGCACCAGAAGCAGAATTGAAAGTATTCAGTAAGCCAATGAAGCTGTTTTCTAAGTCCAGAAGAAAGTTCAAAAAAGTTAGAGAATATGCAAATTAATGGTTGACATTGCCAAAGAACCTGCTATTATATAATAGTAAATGGAGATAATTATGGATCAAAAAACAATACAAAAAATAATCGATCTTTGGCAAGAGTACCAAGCAATCATGGCAAATGCATGGCCTGGTGATGAATACGAAATTTTAGCTAAGATCGAGGAACTCGGTGGGCTACATATGGAGGACTATGCGAATGGCTGATGCAGTTGAAATGCTTGAAGTGTTGAAAGAAGACTATCTTGGAATGCAATACAAGGTAGAGTTTGACAAGTACATGCTGTCTGGCATTGCTGAGGGTCTTACGCTGACCGAAACGATGCGTTTTGTAGATTGGGAAGATGCTTGTGATTGGGCAGGCAAAGTAACCATGAATACCAAGTGTAACTATGTTGTGCTTGAGATGCGTGGTCCAAATGGTGAAAAGGAGAACTTTTAATGAAACTCGTAATCCAAACTCAACACCGTGAAAATTATGGCGCCCATGATTGGGACGGGAAGGGCGAATGTCCTCAGTACTGGAAGTTCAAGGGTGGCGAGACCTATGTGTTTCCCAACGTTAATCCTAACGATGTGGCTCGCATCCGTGAGTCTGGTATTCCAACTCTGACTAGTCTCATTGAGACTAAGGACGAAGGTTGGGAAGAGTATATTCTCGACTGGTCGTTTGAGGACGATGACGCAGTTGTATGTGAGGAGTGGGAGTCTCCTTGGGTTCTGGAATACTCAGAGGGCAACTGGGTTGCAAAGCGCCACACTGAGCGTGATGAGTATTGGAAGATCGATGTGATGGCAAAGTATGAGTCTTATACTCTAGCTCCCAATGGCGAGAGGGTTAACTACTCGCAAAAGTTTAAAATGTCTACGGGCAAGATGTTGACCTATGGCGAATACTGCGCCTCTTTGAAAGAGGCGGCATAATGTTTGATTGGCAAATTATTCAAGACGAAGAGCGGCGTGTACATCCTCACACTGCTCAAGGTGAACAATCTGTTATGGTTCAGTCCGACATGAAGGCATGGGGACTCAAAACGGGCATGTGGCCTGCTGACCATTACAGCCGTATTATCGATGGACATGCAGAAGCACGTGGTTGGAAACAGCCTGGATTAACTGGCATGGAGATAGTGGGATGAGATGGATAGGCTGGATATTTTCCACAATAGCGTTTCTCTTTAACGCAGTAATGTATCTGGTCGTTATGTTTTTACTGCTTGGCGTAATTTTAGCGTTGACAGGACTGGTTTAATGTTGTATAATGGAGAGATATAAAAATGTGGATAGCAAAACCGAATCTGAATAATAATATCGGTATCAAAGAATTCGATACTGCAAAAGAAGGTGCAGAGTACCTTGAAGAGTACACTGGTATCGAAATGGCTTACGACCGCAATCGTAAGACTAAGGAGATCACCTATGACTGGGAGATCATTGGCAAACTTTGGGAAGTGAAAGGAGAATTATGTACTATTTGAAATTTACCAAAGCAAATGGCTGGACGTCACTTTACGAGATGTTCACTAAAGAACAAGTAAACTGGCTAAAAACAGCCCTAGTAGGCGAAGGCATTGATGAAGACCAAATCGAAATTGGTGAAATGGCCTCATGAATATCTTCGTGCTAGAAGATTGTCCCGTGAAAGCGGCAGAAGTACAATGTGACAAACACGTTGTTAAGATGGTCGTGGAGAGTGGTCAAATGCTCTCCACGGCTCATCGTATGCTTGACGGTGATCTTGAAGTGTACATAAATGCAAAAGGTCGAAAGGCTAGACGTTACAATCTAAATGATTGGCGCCAGCAAGTACTATATAAAGCAGTACACTATCATCATCCTTGTACCGTCTGGACTATGGAATCTAGCGAGAACTACAATTGGCATTGGAAGCATCTAGAGGCTTTATGTGCAGAGTATCGATTCAGATACGGAAAGGTACATAAGACTGAAGAGACGATTTTACATGCACTTAAATCTTTGCCTAAGAATATTCCTATTGGTAAGATGACGAACTTTAAACTTGCTATGGGAAGCAATCCAGAATGTATGGATGAAAATGATATTGTGGGGTCATACAGATCCTTCTATCACACGAAACAATCACGTTTCAAAATGAGATGGACGGGTAGACCTGTCCCAAATTGGTTTACTTATCAGGAGAATGCGAAATGAAATATTATAGACTGGAACCGACTTACAAAAAGTCGCTCGTTGAATTTTATACCTTTACTCGACCTCTGAGTGATCTTAAGGAAGATCATGGTCTTCATGAAGACGCAAAGGCATACTTAGTTAAAGAGATTGGTTGGCGATGGGGAGACTTCACTGTCGAGGTGCCCGAAACTGACGAAGAAATTGCTGAGTGGTTAGAGTTCAAGGACGAAGGTCAATATGAAACATTCTATGATCTTGCAGTTGATTATGGTCTCACCGAAACAGATGAAGAGACTGGAGAAGAAGTCTTGCCATCAGATCGAAGCGTAGTCGAATTGATTGAAGGAATGCTATTGCCTGATCTGGATGATGATTACATTATGATCAGCGAGGATTATCCTGATGCTCAAATGAATTCTACTTGGGATGGATGTTGGGAAGACTGGAGTATCAGAACTGGTTGGACAGAAGACGCACCGGTGTTAGATGATGTCGATGAACTAATCGAAGAGGTCGATGAAGCATACGCCGAAGAATACGAAGACGGTGTAGAGGCACTTGGTTGGACATTCCAAACTTGTGAATACGAAATGCACTGTAAGCCCATGATCACTCCTATCGATGAAAATGGTGAAGAGATCGGTGAACCAATGATGTCAGAGGAATAATCATGGAATGGGTATTAGTATA